AAAATGGTTTTCCAGTAACAGTGGTGTTCTCTTAATATTTCTTCGGTAATATTGTAGTCTTTGATATTCCGGAACCAGCGATCGAGCTTGGTTACCAGAATCATATCAATTTTATCTTGCCGCACGTCCTCCAGCAGCCGCATAAGACCTTTGCGCCGGGACATACTTTTCCGGGCAGAGATTCCCTCATCGGCGTAGACTCCGGCGATGACATAGCCATTTTTGTTGGCGTAGTCCTCCAGTGCAAGGCGCAGGGAGGGACAGACCGTTTAGATGCTGTTCTTCCGTGCTGACGCGGATGTAAATACCAGCGCGCAGGGGGATGGATGGAAAAGTAGACTGCTTCATGAAATCATCTCCTCTAGTAGTTTACGTGAAAATGGGTATAAAAATAACGCCCCTTGCCAGGACGCTCTGGAGATGATATAATTCAGGTGTTCTAAGTCTGATTTATATCTTTCAGAGCAATCTGGTAAGAGAAAATCTATGTAAAGCCGTTCGGTGTTGGTAGCACCGGGCGGTTTTTGCATTTTACATTTTAATAATTTTGTAGTTTACAAATGTAATCTTTTTTTGTATAATCAACTCGTACATCAGAAAATAATGTGCTATAGAGTATGGTATCTATTTATAGATGCTATAGCTTGGAGGTACAAGAGAGATTTATAAAGGGTTTCCTGTACGGTATTTGTTTACAAATGCTTTAGTCAGGAAGCTCTTTTACTTTACCCCATTTCAAGTAATCATAAATTCGTATTAAGCGCCGAATATGAGTACGAGTGGCAGCTTCACTATTTTGTAAAATATTTTTATCACTCTCAAAAAGACCTTTTAAGATACTTTCTAACTCATTGAGATCAAATTGTTCTTCTGGCAGGTATGCAATTAAACGTGTGGCTCTTTCCAAATTCTCATTTTCATTTTCCCATATCTGCATTACAGAAGTATATGTTCCAAGGGCCTGACGGTTGTGTTTTATGGTCTTGGAAATAATGGAATCAAAATTTTGCTTTTTGATCTGTTCCGCATATTCTGGAAAATTTTTAGCAGCTTCGTGCAAGTACTTATATGCAGGAAGTTTTCCGGAATTTTGATGCATCAACTTTGGAAAAGCATATTGCAACAGATCTGTCACTGTGAAGTTCAGATCATCTAAAACAATATTGCGATACCATTCATTGCCGTCCAATCCACTTAAACCTTTAAGCCCAAATTCAGATGCCTTGCCGATTGCGAGTACAAGATCTTCGTCAGCAATACGTGTATCCTCAATTGATGCAACACGCAGAGTACCTGTTGGCAATGCGGTAATTGTATACTCATATAATTCCTGCTTGAACTTACGCAACATTCGGACAGGTAATTTTGTCTTCTTAAGATCGAGTGCTCTATAAAGCAACATGAAATCAGAAAGAACGATTTTTTTCATGACCAAAGGTCGATCATCGACCATGATCGTATAAGGGGTTACCTCTGCTCCGGTAGCATCAGGTTTATATTCGATGAATATAAAGCGTTCTTCCAATAGCTGTAACTGATTTGAGTCGAGGCAGTTTGCAATAGATTTAATAATATTCTGAATATTATTATCACTGATAGAATATCCCATAAATATAATTGGAAATTCCATAAATATAGTCATAAGCTTAGCTGCTAAATAGGAACATTTTTCATCGAACTGAATATAGTCTTTTTCATTTATAACAATACTATCAGGCTGTTCGATAGAGCCGTGAATTTTGTATATCTCAGAGAATTCCTGTAAAGCAGAGAAAATCAATTGAGACTGTCCAACATATTTTGAAAATCCAGAAAAATGATCCTCTAAGAATGTATCATAGTTAGTTGTAATTACGCCGGATATGCTTTTTTCCGATAGCTTTGATAAAGCATCTATTTCTTCTTTGTAAGAATCATTAATGATGGAGTTCTGCTGTATATAGTTGGATAATTCAGCTTTAAAGGGAGATAAACCGTTATGGATCAATTCAATAGTAGATGAGTCAACAGTTCGGAGAGACGCATCTCGAAACCATTTTTGATCAAATTCTTTTTGAATCAATTCAGCAACCTTAGGCATAAGTCCCGTTTTACAATATAGGTTTTGTGCCTGGCTTTCAAAGATATTGTATGCAAATTCATCATCATATACGAGTTCGGCAAAATGTTTTAATAGTCCCTTCCAATCAGGAAGATTTAGGTATCTTCTGGAAATACCAGATCCAATAAATAAAAACGGAGTCGTATTAAATTTATAAACAATGTCTTCTATTGTCATAGTGTACCTCCCTCATAGTATGTTCTATATCTTCTCCACCACTGCCAAACACGGTTCAAACATAATCAGATATCCATCCAGCTCCGTATAACATCCATACTTTTCGCGGTAACACTCCAGCGCCTCTTTCAGAAAATCTTCTGACACTTCCAGGCACTCTGCCAGTTCGTGTAGGTTGCGACAGTTCTGTCGGTATCCCTGGATGATTCCGGAAAGCCCGATCCGGCGGTTGTACGCCCACAGCCGCGCGGCGCGTTCCTGCTTCCGGTTGGAAACAGATTGCTGCTCTACGATACGTCCTGTGGTGGTGTAGTAGTGCCCCAGTTCTTCCGCCAGCACATCCGCCTTTTTGCGAAGAGTGGGGATGTCCTTCCGGATGGCGATTTTTCGCCCTTTTATTCGTCCATCGCTCAACAGGAGCGGCTTTTCTTTTACAATAAGCCCTGCTCTGTCTGCTTCAATCAGTAAATCTTCATAATTCACACAATCACCTCGCTTTTAAAAGTTCGGATCATTCATTATATTCTCATCGTTCTGAAAGGAAGCTTCTGTCCGGTCAGAATCGGAAATATCGGTTCGGTCATGAGCTGCATCCGGTATCAGATGAAGCTGTTCTTCTTCTGCTTTCTGGATCGCCAGAAGATTGTCGGAGTAATTTACAACTTTTTTCTTATTTGTGTCGGAAAGCTGTAGGTAGTTATCTATCAGTGTTCTTCCAGAAGAATGGAAGAGGGTACGCAGTTCTGGATTCTCAAATGCTTCCTGCGCGATCTGGCGGGTTTCGTCGTTTAAATAGTACGGTTCGTCAGAGGTTTCTGAATTGTTTTTTTCTTCTATAAGATCAGAGCGATTTATTCCAAAGTATTTAGCAAGTGCTTCGACCTTATCCATTCTTGGTAACCGTGTTCCGTTGCACCAGGTTGAAACAGCGGATTTATTGAAACCAAGGTCATTAATTATATCAGTCTGCGATTTCTGATTTATTTCCATATAGTGATTTAAATTTTTAGAAAAAATCTTCTTATAAATTTCTTCGGGCATTAATTCTTACCTCCTATGTCTATAGTATAACAGAAAGTAGAAAAATAACAATACTGAAATTAAAATTATTCTACAAAAAGTGTTGACAGTTTACAAAAAGTAGAGTAGAATAAATTACAGATCAAGGAGGTGATAGGATTGGTCGAATTTCAGATTAGCCTTGCGGCGGCCAGAGTAAATGCCAATATGACTCAGGAAGATACAGCAAGAGCAATGAAAGTAAGCAAAACTACTATAGTTAACTGGGAAAAAGGTAAAGTAATTCCGGGTATTCCAGAGGTAGAAATGATGTCTCGTTTATATGGAATTCCGCAGGACTATATTTTTTTACCCTGTTATTCTACTAAAAGTAGATAGAGAGGAGGCGAGGGAAGTGGAAGAGAAGAAACGTTTAGAGGATGCGATTTTGTCTTTCATCGAAAGTACAACAAAAGAGCCAGTATCAGAAAAAGCAATAGAGATTCTTCCAGCGCTGGCTCATGAGTTGATCGAATTATGGAAAATTTAATCTGCGTTATTATTTAGCTCGACAAGCTTATCGTAGATTGCTTGCATAAATTCGGCAACTTTTTCTCCA